AGGCACAAGAAAAGATAAGACTCTTAAACTGACCTTTGGCACTAACGAGCTCACACCTTCTCAGGCTGCTGAGCTATTTGGTACAGCTAATCAGTTCGGTTATCTTGCATTTAAAGATGAGAGCTTCAGACGTGAGGAGCTGGATGCAGTAGAATCACTTAAATCAGAGTTAGAAGATACGTTAAAGAAACCATCTCAACGCTTAAGAGGTATAATGTTTAGAGTTTATGAGGCTGATAGTGAGGGATTTACTACCTTTGCTAAATACTATGACTCTAGATGGAGCAGTTAATAACACACTTTAAGAACAAGTTAGCATGAGTGAGGAGCAACCACAAAATCTAACGATTAAAAAAGATGCTATGATTCAGGCACTTACCTCAAGCTTAGGTAATGTAACTGAGGCAGCTGAGAAGATAGGCATACGAAGAGAGACGCATTACGCTTGGCTCAAAGATGATGCTGAGTATAGTGCAGCTGTAGCATCACTTAAGAATGTAGCTTTAGACTTTGCAGAATCGCAGCTTAAGAAGCTCATGGAGGGAGCAGAGCGCCAGGCATTAACTCACGATGGTGAGATAGTAACGATTAAAGATGCACCTAACACAAGTGCTATAATCTTTTACCTTAAGACACAAGGCAAGGGCAGAGGTTACATAGAGAGGCAAGAGCTGAGCACTGAGATAAAGAGCATTAACATAACCATAGACGGTACAAATATTTAATCATGAGCGAGAAAATAATAAGCACTAAGTACAGTGATCAGACATTAGGCACGTATGTAGATTTCCTTAATGCCGGAACTGATAGCATCAGCCAAATTCAGGCAATAACAGGATTGAAGAGAGATGATATTAGGAAGATAGACATGGCTACTGTTGAGAAGATAGTAGCATCTTACTCTAATGGCCTGCGCCAAGATGAGAAGGTATTTAAACAATTTATAGATATTGATGGTGTGAAGTTCGGCTTTCATCCTAACCTTAAGAGCATGACCTTTGGAGAGTGGTTAGATCTATCTGAGTTCAGCAAGAACTTTCCTAACCAATTACCTGAGCTAATGTGCATTCTCTATAGACCGGTAACAGCTGAGATTAATCTGCAGTATAAAATAGAGGAGTATGATAGTGATGTGCATCTTAAGTACGTGCCTCAAATGAGGAAGCTAAACTTAGCCAATGTTAATGCTGCGCTGCTTTTTTTTTCGACACTCAGAAACGATTTAGTGAGCAGTACACCCGAATATTTAGAGAAGGAGCTGGAGACGCTGAAGAGTGAGATAACTCAGTTAGCCGAAGAGGTGAAACATTAGCATCAGTCTACCAATGGTGGCACGTGATAGAGGAGATGGCAGAACGCGATGTAACTAAGTTCGATGCCATAACTAATCAGAGAGCTACTACCATCTTTACCCATTTGACCTACGCGATGGATTACGCTAACAGCATGCAACAAAAGCTTACTTAAATTCCACTATAAGATATGAGCACAATCAATTACACATACAACGTAATAGTAGATAGGTTTAGACAGTTCGCAGCAGGGCACTTTCAGCTGAGAAGGTTTACGCATGGAGAGATTAGCCAAGCCGATTTAGAGAAGGAGGCAGAGTGGCCATGGATGCACGTTAAGCCTCGCGCTATTAACTATTCACCTGGCACTCGCAGCTTTAGCTTTGAGGTATTTATCTCTGATCTACCTCGCGACAAAGAAGATAAGACAAGCTACCAAGCTGAGAGCATTACTGACTGCTCACTTATCTTTCAGGATTTAATTAACGAGATTCATTTAGGGCACATGTTCGGAGATGATGTAGTGCTTACTCGCCCTGTTAACTCAGAGCCATTTGTAGAGCAATACACTCACACGCTTACCGGAGTAACAGGGATAATAGAGCTTAACTTAGATTATGATTGGAGCGCATGCTCTATACCTGCGAGCTGGAACTATAACACACCTACTAATAGTCCTAACGATGGATTCGGAGCGCTTCAATTTATTGAGAGCTTAGATCAAAATGGGGTATTCGTTAGCTTACTTAATGATGAAGAGGCACCGGGCAATTCTTACTACTATGGAACTGATGCAGCAGGGATAAAGGGATGGTATGCAATAGTAGATAACATCGGGCTCACGTGTGAAACCTTACCTGATTGCGCTGTTATTATTTCTATAGAAGAGGACATCATAGCTCTGCAAACTGATGTAGCTCTAAAGGCTAACTCAGCTGATTTAGGAGCTACGGCTTTTAGCAATGACTATGGAGATTTAGATAACTTACCTACTATCCCAGCTGCTCAGGTTAATTCAGATTGGAACAGCACAAGTGGAGTAAGTGAGATTCTTAACAAGCCTACTATTCCAACAACGCTTCCGCCAAGTGGTGCAGCAGGTGGTGACTTGACAGGCACTTATCCTAATCCAACTGTACACCGAGTTCATGGAGTAGACTTTCAAAGTGGTGCGCCTGCTGTGGATGATACTTGGATATACGTTAGCACTCCATTAGGACCACAACCTTTTCAATGGCAGCACAGCAAATTAAAGACTTCGCAAGTTCAGAATGATAGCACCGTAACAGGAACGAACGCAGATGATGCGCTTGAGCATTTAGATAGCAGCAAAGTTCCAACAACAAGAACAATAAGCACGACAGCACCTCTAAGCGGTGGCGGTGATTTGTCAGCGAATAGAACGCTATCAATAACACAAGCTACAACGTCAACAGATGGCTATTTAAGTTCAGCTAATTGGAATACGTTCAACGGCAAATTCACGCTACCTGCTTTGACAAGCGGCAGCGTTCTATTCAGCAACGGCACAACCATAGCGCAGAATAACGCTAATTTCTTTTGGGATAATACGAATGGAAGGTTGGGTATTGGTACGGCTTCGCCTGCTTCATCTTTACAAATTGTTGGCGGAGATATAACAATTGATAATAACAAAAGTTATTTTGCAAAAAATGCAGGTGGAAGCACTATTTCTCTTTTAAAACTTGATACATCAAGCAATTGTTTAATTTGTTCTAATTTTCAAGGTGGTGCAACAAATATTTACGCAACTACAAATATTTTATTCTATTCATATCCAAGTTCAGTTTTAACTGAAAGAATGCGAATTGTTGGAAGCACAGGCAATGTCCTCATCGGCACAACAACAGACGCAGGGTTTAAGCTCGATGTGAATGGAACTATTAGAATTTCAAGTAATTCATTTTTGGCGGCAACTTATGTAAATGTAGTAACTGCTCAAACAAGTGCAATTCTACAAGCTGATTCATCAAGTCGCGGCTTTCTTCCTCCTCGTATGACCACAACGCAAAAGAACGCTATTGCTTCACCTGCAACAGGATTGGTAGTTTACGATACAACATTAAACAAGCTATGCGTAAGAGGAGCAGCAGCGTGGGAAACAATAACATCAATCTAATATAATTACAATGGCTAAAATACAACCAATTACATTTCCTTTGAACGCAGGAACAGCGACCGAAATGAGTGTTCTCATTCTCAACTTTGAAACATCTGCAACAACTTGCACTACTTACTATGAATTGAAATCTGAGGCTACTGAGGAAGTGGCTGCGAAGGTTTTAAGTAATGGTAACTACACGCTAACCGAACAAGAATTCGCAGCGTGGGGTGAAGACAATTCGTGGGTAGAAACTTGCGTAGCTAACGCAATAGGAGTAACAATTATAAAATAAGAACATGAACTTAACAGAGGAACATTTGAAGCAGTTAGATGCTTTCATTCAAGAAATGCCTGTGAAATTTGGCTTGCCATTAATTCAGTTCTTTAACAAGATAAAAGAGGAAGCTGATAAAGAATGAGCATACTTGCTGAGCTGTTTGAACAGGGAGCGCTATACGATGTGCTTTTAGATTTCGGGGAATCCGTTACTGAGAGTGCACGCTCAAACATTCGCATCCAGCAAACAAGATACGGAAAGAAGCGCAAAGCTAACACTACAGGCACCTTAGCAGCATCTCTTTATTACGCTATAGATGTAACAGGCACACTGCCATCTATTGGCTTTGATTCATCA